CTGATCCATTCTGTAGGGATTACTTTATCAGCCCATTTGAAGTTGTATTGCTCACACCACATGGCGTAAGTTGTCTTAGAGCCTTTATAGAGTTTAGCCCTAGCGTTAGAGAAGACAAACCGAATGTCTAACTCTGGATGTTGTTTCTGGATCAAGAGGTGTTTCTTCCGATCCTCAGTCTTGAACAACCCTTTGGTCTCTACGATGATGCCATTAGGAAGCTGGAAGTCTACAGTATACTTACGGGTCTCTGCCAGTTCGTAGGGAACCTTTAGTTTCTCGTATTCGTATGAGACACCAGCTTCCTCTAGTTGCTTGGCAATCTTCTCCTCAAGACCAGAGCGGTAGCCATTCTTGATGGCTCTAGCCCTTACGTTTGTCACTTAGGCGGCTCCCACATCTGACCTTCTTCCCTTCGTAGCCACAAGAGCCTAGCGTTCTCTAGCACACGCTCCTTGTCACCATCGTAGGCTTCGACTACAGCATCATATAGGTCTTTCTCTTCTGTCAGTCCATCAAGGATTTTCTCTGCTTTCACAGGACCAACCCGAAAGAGGCCCTTGATGTTGTCGGCAGTATCACCTGTCAGGATTTGCTTGTAGAAGGACTTCCTACCTGATGGCTCGTCTACAAAGGTCCAATCGCCAGTCACGAAGTTGAAGTGCCAACAAGGTATCTGTAGCATATCCTTATCGACCGATGCAACCACTGTTGTCTCTGGATCGTTCTTTGTAGCCTCAATAGCAATAGCATCATCTGCTTCTTGACCATTGACGATACGACCACGATAGCTTTCCACTAGGTAACGTCTGGCATCAGGTAGCATGGCAGGTTTAGATGAAGCCTTTCGGTTGCCCTTGTATTCAGCGGTAACAGCAATGTCGTAACGGAAGTTGTTCTTTCCCGTCAGATACGTTGTGTAGTCGCTACCGTTAGAGAATACAAGGGTCTCACCGATGATATAGTCCATCAGATCATCAACCTTAGCCTCTACTTCCCAAGGATACCCCAAGTCGCCTACAGAGAATGCAGCCCTATACGCCACAATGTCCCCATCTACCAACAAGGTATTGATAATGTCAGGCTTGTTCATGCACTAGGGCTTTCCAACTAATCACCTTGTAACTCCTTTAGTAAGTCCTTTAACCCATCAAACACATCGGGCTTGATGTAGAAATTTTCATCTGCCCAACTGTCGATACGTCTCAGGTGTTTTGTTGCTTTGTACAGAGCATCGTGAGATTCCTCATAAAGGCTTCCTTCTGGTTTATCTATGTCCTCTGGATACACCTCTTCCCAATACTTCAAGCGCGTCAGCAGGTCAGTCATTATGCACCAGAGCCTTCCATGAAACAGGATACAATTCACCCATCACTTTGTCGATCTGTTGTGCTACCAGACGTGTCTCGTACTGAGTGTCTTCCTTGAGACGTAGGTTACACATGTTAGCGAAGGCATCCATCGAACCTGACCAGTACCATTCAGTATACATCGACTGAGGAAGAACCATACGGGCCATTTCAGGGGCGACACCAACCTCTAGCAACAGGTTGTATTGTTCTAAAGAACGGGACCAGTGTTCCCGCATTTCTTCCCCGAGATACCAAGGACCAATGATCCCACCGTTCTCATACATAACGAAGTATTCCAGATCGACGACACCATCAGAACCCTGCTTCTTGTCCTTGCTACGCCCACGCCACACATCAGGCACATAGAACTCAGGTTCGCTATCGACATAACGACGACTAATCTCATTTATACGTAGGTACTCATGCTTGACCAGTTGTCGTGCTACGAAAATAGGGGCTTTGATGTGGAAGGATGCGAAGCAGTGGCCGAAGGGTGAGTAGTGTCCGTGCTTGGCAAGGTAGTGGATCAGCTTGGTGTCTTTATCGGACAGTTTAAGGTCCACATCAAACTCAAGCCAATCTTCCTCGTTTACCCACCAACTCTTCTTACCGAAGCTAACCCGTGCTGCGTTGACGACAGACAGATCACTTCCCATGTGGTCAACGTAGGTGGCTTTTATCATTTCTCTACACCACAGCCCGCATGACCCGTTGTTTACGATTTGAGTTGCCAACTCTGGTTTCCGTTTCAGAAGCAGTAATCAAACCCTTCTCAATAAGGCCACTGTAGCGACAGGTGATAGACTGAAACAAGACCGGATTACCTGTCAACTCAACTGCTTTGTGCCTTACTTGATCGCTGATGCAACCTTCTTCGCCAAAGGACTTGATAATGTCCAGACAAAACTTTTCCATTTTCGTAGTATCTACAGATCGTGCAGCCTTCTTGCTTGTTTCAGGACTATCCGATCTTGCCAATTTGTATGCAGGAGTACCAAAAGTCGAGTTCATTTGTGCCATCACCGAAGGGTCTCCACAGTAGTGCCATCGTCTTTGACAAAGACAACCTGATTGACGTAGTTGTAGCCTACAGCCCGTGTAAAGTTCAAGATAAGCTCTGCAAAGTCCCCAAGGTATTCAACCTCAGTCTCAGAAACATGGGTGTCACGAGTACCGTCACCAACCTCTTGTGTAGCCATAAGATCAATACGCATTTGAATCTCCGTCTTTCTTTTGTTCGAGTTTGTCGAGGCGCTTGTCAGTGGTATAGGAATACCAAACTACGAGAAGCACAAACAGTAAGTTTACAATTGCATCTAGTAGGTCAGTCCACATCAAGGGTTCTCCTTGTTCGTTTTGATTGCGTTAGGGGAACCAAGTCCCAAGATCATACCGATAGAACCGATAATGAGCATAAGTTGCCAGAATGCAACAGTCTCAAACTTGATGTACTGCATGAAGGATTGTGTAGTTTCTGGGAACATAAACCCAATGGTTGCACCAAAGAAGGCAGACAACAGTGGGATAGCTACGGCCCGAAGCACAAGCACGATAACTACAGCAAGGGCGAACCCTGCACTTTTCAACATTGTATTCTCCATCAGAGCGGAAGGCTAGTGTCCCCAGATCACCCAGAGACACTAGAGTTTTTACTTAGCTATCCCACACATCCGCGTATTCGGACTTCTGTTGGTTCTCTGCTTGTTCGTATTCAACCAGATTGGTGATAGCAAGAGCTTCAAGACGAAGACCAGCACCCTCCGAATACATATCGAAACGAACAATAGCCTCAGTTCCATTGCCAAGGAAACCATCTTCGGCTACAGACCAGAGCTTCTTGTTCTCGGGGTCACGATAGTCAAGGACTTTAGGAAGACCACCGTAGTTGATTTCAGTGGTGCCACCCTTCTTGTTCTCGAAGGTCTTGACGTTATCCTTGTAGCCACGAGACAACTTGACGTATTCACCAATGCCAAACTCTTGGTTGCCTTTCTTGATCCGATCATGGCCCATAGGCTTCAAGTCCAGACCAGCCTTAATCAGTTTCTCTTTGTCCTCTTCCGACTTGAAGTAGGCATTCACAACCGTCTGACCACCCTTCTTAGCGACAGTCCCTTGTGCGGACTTGGCGGGGGCTTCCGGGTCTCCCTTATCGTAGTTCTCCTCAAAGACTTTGGGGTATTCAAGGATCATCTTCATATCGAATTTCATCGTCGGGCTTTCCTTTGTATCGTTAGGGAGTTCGTCCCCCTAATATAGTATATGTCTGCTTTTTGGCGTATGGTCAAGCAGATTTGGACCAACATTTAGAGATACTCAGTGTGTGATTCTTTTGTCACACAAACACGTTTGCCACACTAATGAACATCCGCATAGTCACTACCGTACTTCCAATCAGAACCAACACGGACATTAAGCTGTAGTTTGTCGTTTAGTTTCTCTACAGCCTCTCGGTTGATCCGATCCATTTCTTCTTCTTGACCTTTGAGTAGATAGCCAAGGTATTCATCGTGATATTGCATGACGACCGGGACACCTTCTTTGCGGATGTAGGCTAACCAGTTGTCAAACACATACACGCCTGTACTTGGTTCAAGGTGCTAAAGGCATCTTTGGTTTCCCGCAAGTTATGCCAGAAGCCAGAGACAGGGTTTTGTAGCCACAGAGAGCCATCCTTAAGCACCTTGGTAGTCTGCCGCTTACCGATTTCCTTGATGGACCAGTTACGATCCCAATAGGCATCAATGAGCTTCTTAGCCTCTGCTACAGAGCAACCCAATGCACGAGACAACTTAGGTGCGCCTACACCATAGATGCAACTGTAGTTGGCTGCTTTGTAGCCCTTACGGATAGCCTTTAGGTGTTTAGCACCGCCAGCATTATACTCGTCAATCTCTTCTTGAGTGCAAGCCCCAGCAAACTGTGCAAGGTCAAGGTGAGGATCAAAACCCTCTACACTCATGGCGGCTACATAATCAGGATCAAGTGGCTGCATGTAATGACGCTTGGTGGTATCCTCTAGAGAAACCATATCTGCACCTACAAGCACATGATCGTCAGAAGGGGCCAACAGACAGGCCCGAACCTCTTTGCCATAGGGCTTATCTACACCCGGTAGGTTGGCTAGGGGCTTCCGATGTTTGAAACGGAAGGTGTTCGTAAGACCATCGACCCTAGACCTGATCCACCATACCCCATTAGCATCTTGTTCCGCACTGTTAAGATAGGCTTTGAAGATACCGATACGATGGGTCAGGACCGTTAGACCATCAAGATAT